CCGGACGCCGACAACGAGCCGGACGGGGAGAACGAAGAAGCCTCGGAGTGGCCCGGGTTCGCCGGGCGCCTCATCGAGGCCCTGGCCGCCCGCGTCGGGTGGCCCGCCGGGTGCCTCGATGACGAGAGCGTCGAGACGTACGTGGAACGCACGTACGGCGTGGAGATCGTCTCGTGGGGTCACTACGACCACCCGCACCACATTCTGGCCGCCGCCGGGGAGCCGTTCCAGATCAACAGCGGCGGCTGGGGGCTGCACCACCTCACGGTGGCCGAGCTGGTGCCCGACGGGCACGTCGAAGCGTCGGCGAAGCTGTCCGCGGCCCTCGACACGCTGGGCCTGACCACCACCCACGCGCCGGGCTGGCTGCTCGTCGCCGACTACGGATAGGACTTCACATGCACGACGAGAAGCCGGTGAAGCTGGCCGCGAAGCTGCCCAAGGGGGACAATCTGAACGGCCTCGACACCGTGCACGACCGGCTACGCAAGCACGGCACCGCCTACCTGATCATGCAGGTGACCGCGCCCACGGTGACCGACCACCTCGGCGGCATCCAGGAGCCGCGAGCCGAGATCGAGTGGGTCGAGGGCCTGCCCACCGGCGACGGCGGCAGCCTCGGCACGATCGGCGCGAAGCTCCTCGAAGTGGCCCGCGCCCAGCGTCTCGGCGAAGGCGCCGACACGCTGTTCGGCCGCCACGGCGTGCTCGTCGCGCTCCGTGATCACCTGAACGAGATCATCGACGCAACGCGTGATTGACACGTGCCGTGACGGGGTGATGTGATGGTCGGGCCCCGGACCTGATGCAGGCTGGCCCGGGGCGCCGACTGTCCGACCCGCGCTACCGTCCGACCCGCGATCGACCCCCCGCGCCCACCCGTACGCACCGTGCCCGCCCCGACTGTTCTCGCCCCCTCCCAGCTCGCTCCGATCAGACCACGCGATCCTCTCCCGGCCCCGCGACGATCCCTGACGCAACGGCCCTGGCCTGACCATCGACAGGCCGAGACACCCCCATACCACCCGGCCCACCCGTACCGCCAAGTAGACCCCGTAGAGGAGAAGTAGATGAGCATCAACCGTCCGCAGACCGTGGTCGTCGGCAACCTCACCGACGACCCGGAGATGCGGTTTGTCACCTCCGGTGACGCCGTGTGCAAGTTCCGGGTGTTGCAGACCCCCCGGAAGCTGAACCGCCAGACCAACGAGTGGACCGACGGCGACCCGTTCGGCATCAACATCACCGTGTGGCGGGAGATGGCCGAGCACGTCGTGGAGACGCTCAAGCGCGGCATGCGCGTGATCGTCGTCGGCGAACTGACGCAGCGCACCTACGAGGACCGCGAGGGCGTCAAGCGCACCGTGGTTGAGATGGATGTCGACGCGGTCGGCCCGGACCTGCGCTACGCCACGGCGTCCGTGACGAAGGCGGCGAAGGGCACCGGCGGCGGCAACGTCAGCCGCCCCGGCGGTGCGGGCACGGGCGTGGACGACGACCCGTGGGGCGGGGCCAGCACGGAGCGCCCGGCCGCCACCGCGCGCCAGTCCACCCCGGCGGCTAACGCCAATCAGCAGCGGGCCGCCCAGGCGGCGAGTTCGCCCGCCGACGCCTGGTGATGCTGCAGCAGCTGATGCACGCCGGGCGGGCTCATGAGGCTCGCCCGGCGTGCGCGGAAGGTCCGCACCCGGTGCACTGCTGGAGCTGCCACCGGGACGGCCCGAAGCGGGCGAAGGTGGCGTGCGGGGAGTGCTGGCATGCCTGGCGGTCGGGCTGGATGCTCAGCGTTCACCACCTGCGGCGCGGTCTGCAGCTGGGGCCATGGATGCCAGGCCCGTGGGGCCGCAACGCCCCGTGGTGGCGGCTGGACCGGTGGGCGGTGCGCATCTGGTACAGCCTGACCCGGCCGTCGAAAATCTACGTTTGCCCCTGCTGCGCGCACGACCTGTAGGACCCCGAAGGAGGCCCGGTGACGCTCACCCCCGAAGTTGCGCATCTCGCGCAGCGACTGCGCCCCGCCGCGCCCCCGGCCCGGCCCCTCAGGATCTTCTTCTGGGCGGCGTCCGAAGAGGACGGCACGTGGATCTACCGGGTGAAGATGCCGGCCGACGAACTGCGCCGCCTCGGCCACGAGGTGCAGGCCGGAACCCGGATGGGCGCGTGGGGCCGTGAGGCCGACATCATCGTCGGACAGCGGGTCTGCCAGGTGCTGCCTTCCCGGCTGTGGCAGATGCTGGCCGCGGAGCGGCGCGCCCATGGCCTGGGCGGCATGGTCTTCGAGGTCGACGACGACCTGTTCAACATCCACGAGAAGAGCAACCGGCTCGGCGCGGTGTTCCGGCATCCGACGATCCAGGCGAACCTGAAGGCGAACCTGCGGGCCGCCGACGGCATCACCGTCTCCACGGCGCCGCTGGCCGACGTGGTGCGCAAGGTCCGCGGCGGCGACCCGGCGGCCGTGCACGTCGTGCCGAACGCGGTGCGCACCGAGGCGTTGACCACGGTGCGCCGATCACCGCCGGGCCGGTACTCCGTGCTGTACGGCTGGCAGGGCTCCAGCACCCACGGCCTCGACTGGAAGGTGGCCGCCGACGCGGTCGCGGCCGTGCTGCAGCGCACGCCGTCGCGGATGCGGTTCCTGGGCGTCGCCCACCCGGAGGGCCTGCCGCTGGATCGGGGCCGCATCGACGGCCTGCCGTGGACGACTGACATCGCCGAGCACTACGCGCGCGTCGCCGAGTTCGACGTGAGCCTGGCACCTCTGGCGAACACGCAGTTCAACCGCTCGAAGAGCGCGCTGCGCGTGCAGGAGAGCCTCGCGCTGGGTGTGCCGGTGGTGGCCAGCGACGTGCCGTCGTACCGCGGGTGGGTCGAAGACGGGGTGACGGGCTTCATCGTGCCCGCCTCGACCCGCCGGTGGATCGAGGCGATGGTGGCGCTGCAAGAGCCGGAGGCACGCGCGGCGATGTCGGCGGCCGGCCGGAAGGCGGCGGCCGCGTGGACCATCGAGGCCTCGATCGGCCGGTGGCTCGACGCCTACTACGCGATCTTGGAGAGGTAGACCGTGGAGGGAATCCCCCGTATCGCCGTGGTGGCGACGCACAACCGCCCGGCCGAGCTGCGACGGCTGCTGCGCGCGGTCGGCCCGCAGTGTCACGCCATCGTGGTCATCGACAATGCCAGCAGCCGGGCCGTGCCCGGGTGGGAGGTGCACGCCGAGGCATCGGCGCCCTCCTGCACGCTGCGAGTCACGGAGGTGATCCGCGACGACGAGCAGCCGCCGAACCTGTCCCGGCTGTGGAACGTCGGCCTCGACTGGGCGCGCAAGCAGGCCGAGGAGTGGAGCCCGGACGGCCTGTACGACGTGGCGGTGCTCAACGACGACGCCATCCCGCCGCCGGGGTGGTGGGATGCGGTGTCCGGCGCGATGCGCGGCCCGCTCGGTGCGGTGGCCGGATCCTCGGACCCGTTCGACCAGCTGAACCCGGGTGAGATGCGCCTTTGGGACCGCACGGCGCCGATGAGCGCAGCGACCCGGCTGGCTGGGTGGGCGTTCCTCCTGCGCGGCGAGTGGGAGGGCGCACGGTTCGATGAGCGGCTGCGCTGGTGGTACGGCGACGACGAGATCTCGCTGCGCGCCCGGGAGGCGGGCGGCCTCGTGCACGTGGGCGGCTTCCCGGTGCCGAACACCGGCGCGAACGCGTCCACGGTGGGCGTGCTGGCCGAGCAGGCGGGCCGGGACCGGGCGATGTTCGTCGCGATCACCGGGCGGCAGCCGTGGTAAGCGACCACACTCTGAGCGTGCTCAACGAGGTGGCCGCCGAGCGTGCCCGGCAGGATGCGAAGTGGGGCGACCAGCGCAGCCACGCCGACGGCACCAACCTGGCCAACGCCGGCTGGCGGGAGCATTCCCGTGCGCTGTGCGAACGGGCCGCCGCCGAAGGGCGTCTCACCTGGGCGCACATCCTGCAGGAGGAGTTCACCGAGGCCCTGGCCGAGGTCGATCCCGTCAAGCTGCGCGCCGAACTGGTACAGGTGGCCGCCGTAGCGGCCGTCTGGATCGAAGCCATCGACCGGAGAACCGCATGATCCCACAGACCCCCCGGCACGACTTCCTGCACGAGCTGCACAAGCTGCTGCGCCCGGCCACGTACCTGGAGATCGGGGTGCAGACCGGCCGGAGCCTCGCGCAGGCCATCCCGCCCACCTTCGCCATCGGTGTCGACCCGGAGCCGCAGATCAGCGTTCCCATCTCCGTGTCGCACCAGATCCTTCCCATGACCTCCGACGTGTTCTTTGAACGAACTGCGCTTGCGGCGGGCCACGAAATCCTGGGCCTCTCCCCCGTCGACCTGGCGTTCATCGACGGCATGCACCTCGTCGAATACGCGCTCAGGGACTTCATCAACGTTGAGCGCCTGGCTCGGCCGGACGGCCGCACCGTGGTCGTGTTCGATGACGTGCTGCCGTACTCGGCCGACATTGCCGGGCGGGAGCCGCTGGCCGGCGACTGGGCGGGCGACGTCTGGAAGACCATCCAGATCCTGGAGCGCCACCGGCCAGACCTGGACCTCATCCTGGTGAACGTCGCGCCGACGGGCGCGCTCGTGGTGCTCGGCCTCGACCCGACCAGCACGGTGCTTGCCGATCGGTTCGAGGAGATCACCACGTTCTACGCGAAGGATTTCGCCAGCGTGACCACGGCCGACGGCATCGCCGCCGAGCACCGGTTCAGCATCGGCCCCGCCGACGCGCTGCACGAGATCCGCTACCACCTGAACATCACGGAGGCATAGACAGATGCGCATCGCAGTTACGGGCGGCGCCGGGTTCATCGGCGCCGCCACGGTCCGGGCCGGGCACGCCGCCGGACACCACATGATCGTGGTCGACCGCACCAACGAGTCGAGCCCGGCCGTGGTCGTTGCCGACGTCACCGACGGCCCCGGGCTGTCCCGGGCGCTCGCCGAGGCAGGTGCCGAGCATGTCATTCACCTGGCCGGGGTGCTCGGCACGCATGAGCTGTTTGACGACCCACACCGCGCGGTCGATGTCAACGTGCACGGCACGCTGAACGTGCTCGAAGCGTGCAGCCTGCTCGGCGCCGGGTACACCTCGATCTCTATGCCGCCGGTGTTCAACTCCGTCTACACCGCGACGAAGGTGTGCGCCGACCGCCTGGCCACCGCCTGGCACGAGTCGATGGGCCTGCGCACGTCGCACGTCGTCGCGTACAACGCGTACGGGCCGGGCCAGAAGCACGGCCCCGGCCACCCGCAGAAGATCATCCCGACGTTCGCCACGGAGGCGTGGGCGGACCGCCCCATCCCGATCTGGGGCGACGGCACGCAGACCGTCGACCTGGTGCACGCCGACGACTTGGGGCGCATGCTGGTCGCGGCGACCGCGTACGGCAACGACGAGGTGTTCGACGGCGGGACCGGCTACGCGACGACCGTGAACCACGTGGCCGACTACGTCAACCGGGTGGTGGCCGAGGAAACGGGCTGGGCCGTGGGCTCCGTGCAGCATCTGCCGATGCGCCGGGGCGAGAAGCCGACGACGATCGTCGCGGAAGGCCGCGGGTGGGACCTGCTCGGCTGGAGCCCGGCGCCACCGTTCACCGGCGACGCCCTGCGCGAGACGATCCTGTCGTACCGGCCGCAGGCGTGCGCGGACAGCTCCCTGTCGAGCTGGGGCGCCGCTGGGGCGCCGATTCCGGAGGGGTCATGATCCGGGCGGCGGTGCTGACCGCACTCATGGACGAGTACGACACGCTGCAGCCGACGCTGCCGCAGGACGGCGCCGACGTGCAGTGGGTGTGCCTCACCGACAGCGTGCGGCTGGCCATGGAGTCGTCGGAGAAGCTGATCCCGGACGGCCACCGCGGGGAGCGACTCGCGCTCGTCCACCCCACCGGCTGGGAGATCATCCCCTACCGGCGGCAGCCGGGCGAACACCCGAACCGGGCGGCGAAGGCGCCGAAGACGCACCCGACGATGTGCACCGACGCACCCGCGTCGGTGTGGCTCGACGCGTCGTTCCGGGTGGTCAGCTCCCGCCTCGTCGTCGACACGCTCGCCATCGCGGGCGCCGGCCCCTCGGGGATCGCCCAGTTCCGGCACCCGTGGCGCGACGACTGCATCGAGGAGGCGTTGTTCTCCATCGGCCTGCCGAAGTACGCGGGCGAGGCTGACCGGCTCGACCGGCAGTGGCGCGCCTACCGGGAGGCGGGCATGCCGTCCGCGTGGGGCCTGTGGGCAACCGGCGTGATTGCGCGCCACCATGAGCACGACGTGATCCGCTGGGGGCAGCGCTGGGCCCGGGAGATCGCGGACCACTCCTACCAGGATCAGGTGTCGCATCCGTTCGTGTGCTGGAAGACGGGCCTGCGCCCCGCGGACTTGCCCGGCAACCACTTGGGCAATCAGTGGCTTGAATATCATGGATCGGGGCGGCACTGATGCGCGTGCTCATCACCGGCGGCGGCGGCTTCATCGGCTCGCATCTCGTCGACCTTCTGGTTGACCAGCGGCATGACGTCGCTGTGCTCGACGACTGGACCACCGGCAGCCTCGGCAATCTCGGCAGCCTGTATCAGCAGGTCCGGGATGATCCGACGCGCAAGCGGATCCACACCGGTTCGGTGGTCTCCGCGGCGGCTGTCGCCCACGCGCTCGACCCTGTGCCCGAGGTGGTGTTTCACCTGGCTGCGCAGGTCGACGTGGGCGCGTCCGTGGCCAATCCGGTCGCGGACGCCCGGACCAACGTCACCGGCACGCTGCGCATGCTCGAAGCGTCGGCCGCCGCCGGGGTGCGCCGGTTCGTGTTCGTCTCCACGGCCGCCATCTTCGGCAGCCGGGGGCCCACCGCCTACTCACAGGTGGCCAGCGAGCCGATCAGCCCGTACGGGGCCAGCAAGGCCGCCGCCGAGCTGTACGTGGAACTGTACGACCGGATGGGCGTGGACGGCTACCACAACATGGTGTGCTCGACGGTGGTGTTCAGCAACGTCTACGGCCCGCGGCAGCGGCCCGACTTCGGCGCCGTCAACCGGTTCGCCCGCGCACTGCTGGTTGGGGAGCCGGTGACGCTGTACGGTGACGGCGGCAACGTGCGGGACTACCTCTACGTCGCCGACGCCGCCCGCGCGCTCGCCGAGGCGGGCGGATGCCTGCCCGCGGTGCGGGGCAAACGCACGCTGGGCGCGGTGGGCCGGTGGCTGGTCGGGACCGGCATCGGCACGACCGACGCGACACTGCTGGCCATGGTGAACGCGGCCATCACCGGACGGTACGTGCCGATTGCCGAGGTGGACAGCGCGGTGCAGCATGCACCCGCACGTCCGGCCGACGTGCGCACGTCGGTGTTCCCGCGCGCCGAGCAGGCCATGACGCCGCTCGCCGAAGGCCTGCGGCTGACCGTCGAGGCGATCCGCAAGGAGCTGGGGTTGTGAAACCTGTCGTCCCGATCTTCGTGGCCATCCCGACCCACCCGGCGCGCGGCAACGTCAGCGACCCGAGCACGCTGCTCGGCCGGGCGGTGGCCAGCGTCTACGCCCAGACGGTGCAGCCGCTCGGCATCTCCATCGCCTGCGACCTCGACGGCGACGGTGCGGCCGCGACCCGTCAGCGGGCCCTCGACGACGGCGCCGCCGACTTCCCGGCCGCCTCGTATGTCAGCTTCCTCGACTCGGACGACTGGATGTACCCGCAGCACCTGGAGACGCATTGGCGGCTGATTCAGGAGAATGATGCGGACGTCGCCTATTCCTGGTTTGGGGGTAACCGCCCCTTTAGTGAGGCTACGCACCGGGGCATTCCGTTCGACAATGCTCACCCACATCACATCACCATGACCATCACGGTACGTACTGACCTGGCAAAACAGGTCGGATTCATCACCGACCCGCTGCATCCGGACTGGTACGGCGAGGACTGGAAAATGATCACCGGCCTCGCCGCCCTGGGGGCGGAATTCGCAGGCACCGGCGAGGAGACCTGGTTTTACGATTCCTTCCATGGGGGCAACTCTTCAGGCATTGCGGGACGTGGCGACGCGTAGTGTTATGCTCCGTGCATGGCCCGTCGTATTATGAGAGATGACCGCGCCCGCCTTGCCTCGAAGATGGACGCTTCCGGCGGCCCCGATTCGTGCTGGATGTTCACTGGGGCGAGGACGGGCCAGGGGTACGGCAATATCTGGCTGAAAGGCAGCTACGTAGGCGCCCACAGGGCCTTCTATCTGGTATTTGTCGGCCCGATCCCCGAGGGTCTCGATGTTGATCACGAATGTCACAACCGATCCAACTGCCCAGGTGGCAACAATTGCCCGCACCGGCTCTGCGTCAACTACGAGGAGCACCTCATCCTCCGACCACGCAGAGAGAATCTTTTTCGGGGACGCAACCTCGCGGGGGTCAACTCCCGGAAAACGCATTGTTCAAACGGCCACCCCTTCAGCAAGGCCAACACGATCAAGACGCAAGGTGGTAAGACTCGGGTCTGCCGAACATGTCGAAACGCATGGATGAGAGAGAACCGCCGGAAGAACCCGAAGCCGCGCAAGGCTCCCCCACGGTTCGAGCTGAAGATTGGCCAGCGCTTCGGCATGCTGACCGTACTTGCTGAGGTAGTCAAGCCGCTCTATCCATCACAGATCGCAGCCGGAGTCAAGACCGGCAACAGGGCGGCACGCTGTCGCTGCGACTGCGGTAGGGAGGCCGAACCGCTGGTAACTCACCTACGCAGCGGGCACACGATCTCTTGCGGCTGTCAGCGCAGCCTTGATCTTCGATCCCGGAGAAGCGATGGGAAACTGCAGAAGGAGGTTCGACCTTGATCGCCTTTGTCATCATGCGCGACCGGGTCACCTACGCGGAGCGCTGCGTGCAGGCCCTGCTCGACGCCGACCTGCAGGTGGTCGTCGTCGACCACGACAGCCGGTGGGAGGACGCCGTGTATTGGCTTGCCGACCTGCCGGAACTGACCATCGGCGTGCGGGTGTGGAGCGAGCACGAGAACCGGCACCCGCGGGATCTGTGGCGGTGGGGCGGCCCGATCGCCGAGTGCGTGCCGCCGGGCGAGCGGTTCATCGTCACTGACTGTGACGTGGTGCCGCACGAGGCGTGTCCGTCGGACTGGCCCGCCTACCTGGGCACGCTGCTCGATGAGCATCCGGCGGCAGTCAAGGTTGGTATGGCCCTACATACCGATGACCTGCCGCCGTGGTTCGCCAACCGGTCAGAGGTGCAGGGGTGGGAGGCGCAGTATCAGCCGCCGCGCGCCCGGCCGGTCGGCTCGTGGTCGGCGGTCTGGGCCGACATCGACACGACCTTGGCGATGTACCGGGCGCCGGGGCCGTTCCGCCTGGGGCCGGCGATCCGCACGACGGCGCCGTACGTGGCCCGGCACCTACCCTGGTACGAGGACTCCGCGAACCTGCCGGAGGAGCTGCAGTTCTACGCGGCGCGGGCCGAGCACGGCCACTGGCGGGCGCCGGACGGCTTCGAAGACCACCACGGATTGGAGGCACCGAGACATTGAGATACTTCTATGACTGCGAGTTCCTGGAGGACGGCCGGACCATCGGGCTCATCTCGATCGGCATCGAGGCCGAAGACGGGCGGGCGTTCTACGGCATCGTCGAGGACCGCTCGCTCTGGCGCCGGGTCCGCAAGCACCCGTGGCTGATGGCGAACGTGGTGCCGCACCTGCCGCGGGCGTCCGGCGACGCGCGCAATCAGCAGCCCGCCTCATGGCTGTTCAACTACGCCGACCCGGCCGTGATGAACCGGTGGTCGCTGGCCGCCCGGGTGCAGGAGTTCATCGAGGCGGGCGGTCCAGACCGCGAGCAGCATGAGCTGTGGGCATACTTCGGCGCCTACGATCACGTGGCGTTGTGCCAGCTGTGGGGCCGGATGATCGACCTTCCGGCGTGCGTGCCGATGTGGACGCACGAGCTGATGCAGCTGCCCGAGGTCGGGGCGGCCATCCGGCAGGTGCCGCAACAGCAAGAGCATCACGCACTCGCGGACGCCCGGTGGAACCGGGACGTCTACCTGAAGTGGGAGGAGATCAACGGTGGGTGACATCGAGGTTGACGGCAAGACGCTGGGGCGGCTGGCGTTCGAGGCGTACTGCGAGGGCGTCGGCGGGCTGACGTTCGACGGCAAGCCGATTCCCGGGTGGGACGAGCTGCACGGCGACCGGCTGAAGGTCCAGGGCGGGTGGGAGGCGGCGGCCGCCGAGGTGGCCCGCTGGGTTCGGGGTAGTGACGTGGCCAACCGGCGCAGCGGGGGCCGCTGGCGGCCGCTGAGCGCGTCCCTGCCGCCCGCGGAGGAGCCGCTGCCCCACGTGGCCCAGGACGACCAGGTCGGCGACGAGCGGGCCGCTCAGGCGGCCGACACGGTGCCGGTGGTGGCCGAGGTCGACGACGAGCCGGACCCGCGGCCGGCTGACGACGATGCCCGATAGTCTTCGCGAGGCGGTGTTGGGCATCCCCGGCGAGGCCGGCTGGTGGAACCGAGACGGCGCCGACGTCTACGAGGCGGCCGCCCGCAGGCTGGTCGACCTCGGCATGCCCGAGGCCGAGGTGATCGACCTTCTCGGGTCGCTGCTCTTCGCGGCGGCGGCCGAGTATGGCGACTGAGATCGAAGGCCGGGACGGGCCGGAACAGGAAGCGGTTCGCCTCGCGCTGCGCGAGGCGGTCGAGGGGGTACTGCGCCAGCACGGCGAGTACCCCACCAAGTGGATCTTGCTCGCTGAGGCGATGGGCGCCGCCGACGGGGAGCGCACGTTCTGGCTGACCATGGGCGAGGCGACGAAGCCGTGGGATGTTCTGGGCATGGCTGCGTTCGCGGACGCGCTCACCCGGGAGGCGGTCTGCAACCGCAGCCAGGACTAGCCGGGGTAGGCGCCGACGGCGAGGCCGAGCGCAATTAGGCCGACGACGGCGGCGATGAGGCGCAGGCGCAGCACCTCGGGCACGAAGAAGCAGATACCCGCGATGATCGCGGCAATGAGGTAACACACAAATGCCAGCACGCCCCCTGGATACCCGGGGGGCGTGATCTGTTAACAAAGCTGGTCAGCGACCCAGGAGGGCAGCCCGGGTGCGCGCGACAATCTGCCGCATGTCGCCATAGCTATACACCCGGCGCGGGCAGGGGCGGCCGGTGATGCGCTGCACCTCGCGCCGCACCCAATCGGCCGGGTCGTACGACACGTGGGAGCCGAGATCCCGGCCGGGCGCGATGGCGGTCAGCCACGCATCGCACCCGGCCACGGTGAGGCGGTTCATGCCGCCGCCTGGGCGGCCTTGAATGCCTCGTTCATGGCGTCGGCCAGGCGGATCATGTCCCACGGCCGCATGTCGCCGGTGGGAACGGGGGTACTGGTCCACGCGCCGGGGTGGCCGGAGTGCTCCATGAGCCGCCCCCCGGGGACCGAGCCGTCGACACCCCAGTAGCGCGGGCCGTCGGCCGGGTCGTGCAGCTTGCCCTTCAGGGCGGCCAGGGCCAGCGGCACCTCGTGATCGAAGGTGGTGCCGGAGGTGGGGGTGAAGGTGGTGCTCATGGGGGCCTCCCCTGGTTGGTGGTGAAGTGCCCCCAGCTTAGCAAGCTGTCACACGGCGTGTCAACTATCGGCGGCGCCCGCGAGCCTTGCGAGTCCTCGCCGCCTTGACGGCCATGCGGTGGCGGCCAACCCGGGTGCGGCCCGCATTCGAGATCCTCGCCGCCTTGCTCTTGCTCGCGCCCTTGCGACGTAGGGCCCTATATACGTTCTGTCGCGACTTGACTACGTACCCGTACCGTCCGCCTCGGTCGCTGACCACCGCAACCACCTCCGCTTCCAGCGTACCGGCGGCAGCATGCTGGCCCTACGCTTCCACCGTGGGTATCTCCCTGCTCAGGCACATCGTGGCCCTCCTCGACGAGCGCGACCGCCGGTATGAGGAGCGGTTCCGGGCGTCTCAGGAGGCGCTCCGTACCGCCCTGGAGGCCACGGAGCGCCGCTTCCAGGGCGTCAACGAGTTCCGGGCCACACTGTCCGACCAGGCGGCGACGTTCGCGAGCCGGGAACAGGTGGAGGCACTGCGCGAGATCGTCAACGCGCTGACCGGCCGGATTGAGCGGGCCGAGGGCAGCCGGGCCGGGCTGTCCACCGGGTGGGCGATCCTGATCGGCGCGGTCACGGTGGGGGCGGTCATCGTGGGGCTGCTCACGCGCGGCTGAGACGAAGACGCCCCGGCTACCCGCTCGCGCGGGGCCGGGGCGTGCGGGTGGGTCTAGAGCAGCGCCTCACCCGCCCACTGTTCGGCTTCCTCCAGCGTCGGCCGGTAGGCGCTGTCGTCGCCCTGCGCGGCCCGCACCGTGGCGGGCGCGGTGCACTGCATGCAGCCGCCGACGGGCAGCGCGGGGCAGTTGTTGCGCACGTGCGCCGGGGAGCGCTTCGCGTGCTCCCGGTAAGCCCAGTCCTCGATGGCGGCCATGTCGACGCCCGCCTCGACGAGGCCGGCCGTGGTCTCGCGCCCGTGCCGGTCGACCCAGCCGTTGCGCAGGGCAGCTTCGTTGGAGCGCCACTGCTTCCGGGTGAACACCCCGAGGTCGCGGTACGCGGGCTGCCGGGCGGGCCGGAGGATGTACGCGTTGAGGATCGCGGTCCGCGCCGTGCTGCTCATCTTCGCCATCGTGGGCCTCCTTCGTGGTGGAGTCTTCACCCTAGCAGACTGTCACACGATGTGTCAATAATCTCCGTGGAGGCTTCCGATGCTGCGTAGGCTCAGCGCCCAGCACACCTGCCGCGCGGTGAGGTCGTGTGGCGTGTCGACGGTCAGCCCGGCGTTGCCGACGTAGACCGGGCCGCCTGGCCGGGGACCATAGAAGCGAACCTCCACCGGCCGATCGGCGTCCGCAGCAAGGTGCAGCCGCCGGAACTGCCGGTCAAGGCAGTGCGGCACCTCGGCGCGCCACATCTTCGGCCCGCGCATCCAGGAGTCCGGCGCGGTCAGGTCGAGCGGCTCGTTATTGGCCTCAAGGGCCACGGTGCCGACCATGGGGCCGATGTCGTTGATCGACAGGTAGACCTTCGTTTCAGGCACGACGCACCCCCGGCGGCAACTCCAGCTTGTCCAGGGCCTTGCGGTGCTTCGCAGGCAGCTCCACGAGCGGCCCCCCGAGCAGCTCGCAGCCGATGGCCATCAGCACCACGGCGTCTGCCCTGTTGTCGTCGACCGTGGTCAGCACCTTGCCGGCCTTACTGGTCTTCATGATCGGCCAGTCGGGGAAAAACTCCTGCACCCCGGCGATGACCTCGCGCTTGTTGGCGTTGCCCATGCCGCAGGCATACAGCTTCAGCGTGGTCGGCGGGACCGGCAGCACCGGAACACCCTGGACGGTCAGCCGCTCGATGAGCCGCCACCACAGGTAGCCGCGCTCCGGGTCGATGCGGGTGCTACCGGCCGGGAAATCCTCCAGCACGACGAGCCGGGGCAGAAGCCCGCCGCACCGGGTGTTGCGGCTGTGCACGTCGTCGTCGAGCCGGGCCGCGAGAGCGCCGAGACGGCCGGCCCGCTCCCCGACGTAGGTGCGGGGGTTGGCGAGGCCGCCGGCCCCGGCGGTGGCGGTGTGCCGGTCGGGCCAGGCCAGGCCGGAGGCGGTCAGGCTGATGTCACCGCCGACGACGTGCGGCAGGTTGACGGGCAGGGTCACAGGGTGCCTCCTGGGCGGTGCGGGTGTGGCCCGCCCGGCGCTCGCCGGGCGGGCGGTGACGGTGATCATTGCTGGCCCATGTGCCACAGGTCGCAGATGTCGCAGCGGTACACGACCAGGCCGGTGCAACCGGGTCGCAGCCGGTAGCCGGGGCTCTGGCTCAGCCTCTTCGCCTGCTGTTTCGCCTGCCATTCCATGGCGTGGCCCTTCTTCGGCTGGCCCTGCTCGTTGTGGTGCTGGCGCGGGTCCGGCGGCAGGCCCTTGACCTGCCGCCGGATGCGGTTCCAACTTTTCGGGACGTTCACGACCGCTCCGGACGGTGGTTACCGATGTGCCACAGGTTGCAGATATCGCAGTCGTACGGCCCCAGCACCTCGCCCGGTTTCGGGGTGAAGCTGGGACGGGCCCGGATCCGCTCGGCATCCTTCTCGGCCTGCCGCCGGGTGGCGTAGCCCTTCTTGGCCTTGCCGTCTTCGCGAACGCACTGCCGCACGTTCCAGTCTTCGGCGCGGGCGGCCGCCATGATGCGCTTGAACCGGCCGAAGCCGATGGGCACCCGGCCGCTCACGGCTCACCGTCGATGTAGCGCAGCAGCCGGGCGTCGTGGAAGAGGTCGACGACGGCGAGGGCGTGGCCGCGCATCTCCGCGATGCGCATCTCCAGGGCGTGCCGGGCCTCGTTGGCCTGCTGGAACAGCTCCGGGTCGTTGGGTTGGCTGGCCGCCCGGGTGGCCCGGTCGGACCAGCGGCTGATGAGCATCTCCAGGGAGTACATGACACCCTCTTCTCGTGGTGGGTCAGTGACCCCGCAGGGCCTGTTCGATGAGGTCGAGGGCCAGCAGGGCCTGTTCGATGCGATCGAGGGCCAGCATCATGTCGGACGCTTCGCGGACCGTGTCCGGACCGTACTTCACGAAGCCGCGCAGAGCGTGCACGTCGTCCAGTGCGGCGGCGGTCCGGTCGGAGATGCCGGTATCGGCTTCGGCTGGGGTGCGAGGGTGCTGGTCGGCGCCAAGCCCGCACCGGGGGCAGTTCTGGATCTCGGCCACCCACGGCCGCCCACAGGGGCGCGCCTCGGCCGGGGTGAAGGCAGCGGCCACCTCGACGGGCACGCCTCGCCCGGTGGCCTGCTTGATCGTGTCGCAGGACGGGCACGTTCCGGCAAGCGGCACGTCATGCATGCAGGTGCCATCCAGGGGCGCGGGATCCAGCTCGGCCGCCTGGTGCCAGCCGGTCGAGCCGGGCCACTCGACCTTGACCCGCGGGCCGTAGACCATCAGGACGGTGCCGAACTCGCGGGCGCCGCCGCGGGTGGCCCGGTCGTGGACGAGGTCACCGGCGACGAACGGCGGGACGACCGGCAACGCCGTGCCGTCGGCGCGCCCGGCCTTCAGGTCCGCCTGCAGCTGCTCGTCGGCCTTGGCGTGCGCGACGTCGCGCTCGAAGCGGTCGGCGGCCGCGCGGGCCTGCTCGAAGGTGCCGCCCGCGGACCGGTCGATCATGCTGTTCGGCACGCAGATGCGCCAGAACCGGAAGCCCTCCCGGACCACGCACAGCTCCCGGCCGGTCCGCGTCATGCGGGTGTGCAGCTCGTCGCCCTCGCCGTTGACCGTCTGCATCCAGCGCGTGGGATCGGCGGCGTGCGCGGCCTGCTCGGCGTCGCGGCGGGCGTCCTCGGCGTACGCCTCTTCCTCCACCTGGGCCGGCGTGGTGGCGGGCATGTGCACGCTGTTGCTGTACTTCGCCTCGCGCAGGATGCCCCGGCTCATGAGGGCCACGATCGTGGCCGTGCCGGTGCGACCGCTGCCGCCGAAGCCGTACCGGCCGCAGTCGCGGATCGGGTCGATGTGGCCGTGCGCGTTCAGCGCGTGCACCAGGCTCTGCATCGCGGGGGACAGCTTGATCTCGACGCCCTCGGCGTTGAACGTCCGGCCACGTCCGTCGATCGGGAACAGGTCCATCATCTGGGGCCTCCTCGTTGGTGGAGACCCCAGACTATCAGACTGTCACGCGACGTGTCAACTACACGCTTCAGGCGTCGGGGGCGAGCGGCCCGCCGGTGGTCGGCATCCTGGACGGCAGGCCACCCGAGGTGAGCGGCCCGCCGGCCGGCGGCAGCGTGCGGTAGCGCGGCCCGGCCGGCTCGGGGCGAGTCGCCTCAGCGACCGCCTGCGCCTTCTCGGCTTCGGCGACGTCCACGGGCTTGAGGTCGACGCCGCGGGCGTCCCTGGGGCTGCTGAGCGGCGTGGTGAGGCCCTGCACGAGCACCGCCCCGGCCGCGGTGACCACGGAGCCGACGAGCGCGATCCAGGCGATGACCGTCTTCGGCATGAGGTCGGTCAGCCCGGCGAAGCCGAGGAAGGCGCCGAGGGCTGCGGTGAAGGCACCGTAGAGGACGACGGGACGGGAGCGGGAAGAGGTGACGGGACTCGGGGTGTCGGACATGGCGTGCCTCCGGGGTGACGTGAGCTGATCCAGGAACGCAGAGTCGGCAAGGAGCGGTATGGCAGGTTTTGACACGACGAGTCAAGAGGCGGCAGAAACTGGAGAGTTCCGGAAAGTCGTGTTCCGGGGCGGTTAGTCGGCGGTGTCCCGGCGGCGTATCTGGCGTTCCCCGGCGAACTGCAGCCACGCCCGCCACCACACGATCGCGGCGAACGTCGCCGAGGCCAGAAACCCGACCTCCGCCAGGCCCGGCCAGGCGCCGAAGATCCGCCGCGACAGGGCCAGGGTGAACAGCACCTCCAGGCACACCATGAACGCCATGACGTGCCGGCCCCACGGGTGGGTGCGCCACTCGGTGCGGGCGTAGCGCGCGATGAACACCAGGCCGCCGACCTCGGCGGCGGCGTACGTGTAGATCGTCAAGTCGGACAGCCACGGTCTGAGCGCGTGCGCGAGCACCCCCCCGACGACATAGACGCTGAGCAGCCCGAACCAGGAAAACCAGGACGGTCGCCGATGTCCGCGCGGGAGGCCCGCCGGTGCACCTTCCTCGCGGCCGTCCGGCGGTAAGCCGCGGTTGTCGTTGGCTCTCGTCATCCCGTCACCCCCCTTGCTGCTGTGGACCGTGGTGGCCGTGCTGGCCGTGCGGCCGTGCCGTGGTGAACAGCGCCTCCATCGACTCGGAGAAATGGTTGCGGACGCGGGCGCTGCGCAGGCTGTTGGTGATGTGGTCGGCGCGGGCCACTCGGCGACGGGCGTCGCTCAAGTCCACGGTGGCCCGTTCAACCCGGTCGAGCGCCTCCTGCCGATCGGCGCGCAGCCGCTCCGGCTCCCATGGAGGCCAACCCCAGCGCCACGGCATCACCGTTCACCACCAGCACGACGCGGACCACGGGCGGGAGGCAACGGTAACGGCTGCGGCAGAGCCCGGATGAGGGCCTCCACCGTCTCCATCGAATCGGTCATCGTGTTGAGCTGCTGCACGAGCAGTGCGCTGCGTTCCCGCTCGATCTCCAGAGCCTTCACGGTCGCCTCGTGGGTCCGCCAGGGGACGAGTCGCCCCACGTACACCATACGGCCCACGTAGAAGACGACCCAGAATGCGACCGCCCAGCCACCGCCGTCGAGCAGTTTGTCGAAGGGCACCGCCTCCAGCACGCCCACGGCTCCCCCGATTCTTGCCGTAGTGCAACGATCTCCGATCCTGGCCCGCAGGGTACCGGCCGCGCACGCCTCCGCATACCGGTACCCTTACCCGCCGTGACCGGGCGCCGCACAGTGTCAGCCGGTGACGCGTCCGCGCTCGATCGCGAGCGTGAGATGCCCGGCGTAGGGGGCCTTCTCCGCCCCCACCGGCACGCGCCGGATGTCGAGGCCGCCCGTCCCCTTCCCCAGCTCCACGCCGACCCGCTCACCGCCGCGCATGGTCCGCTCACCGTTGACCCAGCCGTCGCCCTTGAGCGGCTCCCACACGTTCGGGGCACCCTTGGACACCCAGATGCGCAGCCGGTACGGCTCGTCGCCGGTGGCGTTGCAGAGGTTCAGCCACGCGGGCCGTGGGTCAGCCAATCCGGCCTGAACCGGTGGGATGGTCAGCGAGGTGATGCCCTCGCGCTGGATCTCGATCGGGCCGAAGCTGGCGCCCATGTCGTCCTCATCTTCCTGGCCGCCGCCGGCCGTGCCGTTGATCGCCCACGGCTGTTCGCCGTCGGCTCGCCTGTCGCCGACCACGCTCAGGTGGCCGTGGGTGTAGTGCCCGTCCGCCGGGCGGCCGCCGCTGCTCGTCACATACGGGCGCCAGCTCCATGCGTCGTAGAGCACGCCGCCCTGCCACACGTCGTGGTTGGAGAAGATCTTCCCGTTGGAGATGCCGTACTTCGCCCGGGGGTCGTGCGACCGCCGGATGTCGTCGAGCACTTGGTGCGCGTCCAGGCCGAGGGCTGGGGCGTTGGGGAAGTCGGCCGCGGTGACGATGTCGTTGCCCCAGCCGGGGAAGTCGTGCGGGCTGTGGTCCGACGTCGGATCGTGCTCCGCGTCGCCGATGAGCCCCCAGGCGCTCGCGTCCAGGGTGCCGGCTCCAACACCGCGCGGGGCCGCTTGCGGGGCCGCCACCTGCAGCTGCCGTTGCAGCACCAGCAGCGACCGCGCCGCCCGCCAGGCCATGTCAGGCCTCCGGCGGGGTGACGGTGATGGTGTACTTGTCCCCGGCGACGTCGGCGACCAGCGTGTACGGCTGTTCGGCGTGCCATTCGGACAGCACGCCCTGCTGCTCCAGCCGGTTGCGGATCTCCGTGGTCAGCCCGTGGGCCCGCTCTGTGTACAGCTGCTCAGCTTCAGCCTGCGTCATACTGTGTGCCTCCGTTCTTTCGTACGAGTGTGCGACATCGGGTTCCGGTTGTCACGCCACTGGTCACGCCGCCGGTCGGCGCCCGGTCGGCGGTCGGTTACGTCACGGCGAACGCCAGCGGCCAGTCGGTGGCCGCCCCGACGTCGGTGACGACGAGGGACCGCAGAAATGTCGACGTGGCGTAGTGGGTGACGGTGCCGGCCGAGGCCACGATCGACAACACCAGGTCGAACGTCAGATTGGCGGCGGTGGAGTTGCGGATGTAGACCTTGCCGTAGCAGTTGGTCTGCACGCCGGGGCCGCCGACCTGGGGGGTGCGGAAGAAGGCTGCCAGCTGGGTACCCGCGGTGCTCGTCTTGAACAGGGCGAAGTCGGCATACCGGCCGGTAGTGTCGGCGACGACACCACCCACGTTCTCCACCGAGTAGGCCCGGCCGGTGGTCAGCACGCATCCGGTCAGCGTGAGAATGGCGGTGATCGTCGTACCGATCGCCGAGGAGGCCGACGCCGAGTAGGCACTCTGCGGGCGCAGCTGCAGTTCCAGGCCGTCGGTGTCGGTGCGCAACGTGTTGACGGCCTCGGTGACGTCGGAGCACCACGCCGGGTCGAGCACCTCGCCGTCGGCCGGAGAGATGATCGGGAACGTTACAGCCATCGGCTTATCTCCATCTTCTGCTCGCCTGCCGGGTCAGCTGCTCGGGCCGACGAGGGACTGCCCGACGATGCCCTGCCCGACGATGCAGATCGGGAACACCTCGCGCGCCACCACCTGCTGCGTGTAGCTGGCGCCGTCGGCGCTGTGCCGGACCGACTGCAGCCGCCACAGGTCGCCGCCGACGCCGGTTTCGGTGTCCCGGATGCCGGTCAGGTCGCCGGGCTGACGCCGCGGGTCCCCCGTCACGTTGATGCCGGTCGACTCGTCGCCGATCGTGGCCCGCGGGTTGCGCAGGTTCATCTTCAGGTTGCGGGCCAGGCGGCGGGCGCCGGCCGAAGTCTGCAGGGCCGGCGCCGACACCGGCAGGCTGCGGGAACCGCGCTGCGCCACCGACGTTGCATCACTGTCCGTGACAAATGTCGCGGTGGTTGACACCGGGAGGCCGGAGATCACGAACCCGGGAACGTTCACATTGTTGGCGAGGTACCAGTTCGACGCCGTGTTGTTGACGAACCGGCAGGTGACGGCGCCCGCGTTCCAGGACGTGACGGTGATCGTGATGCCGGTGCGCTGGTAGGCGCCGGTACCGTCGAGGGCCGAGTTGAACGTCGCGTAGGACTCCACGCCGATGGTCGACTCACTGAGCGGCGCGGTGATGTCGTCGAGCAGCTGGAACGTGGTCCCGACCGCGGCCGCCGGGGTGCTCAGCGTGAACACGATCGTCGTCACGCCGGGGGAGATGCGGATCTCCTGGTTGGTGGCCAGCTGGAAGACCGCACGGGCGCTTCCGGACTCGGCGGACCAGACCGGCAGGCTCGCCTCACCGTAGCTCACGGTGACCGTGTTGCGGATCTTCGTCGGGTCGTAGTCGATGTCCATCGGTCCGGCGTTGCGGGCCGTGTCGATGACGATGGGGGCCCGGACCTGTTGCGCGTCGCGGACCCACCAGCCGGGCGTGAGAAACTCGAACGCGTCCAGCTCGTCGCAGCGCATCGCAGCCAGGTTGGCCTGCGCGTGTTCGACGATGATCTGCCACGCCTCCCGCGGGGTTGTCTCAGCCAGTGCCACGAGCTTGTCGGGGGTGCGGTTCACCCGCGCGGTCGGTGCGAAACTGGCGTCGTTGCGCCACAGCGGGTAGCTGTCCGGGTTGGCCTGAGCGCCGGTCGAGAACGTCACGTCGGAGAACGGCAGGTAGGACAGCAGGAAGGTGCCACTGCTGTAGAACGCGTCGGCGGTGGCGGGCAGGGCGGAGGTCAGCATGCTTGTGCTCGACGAGGCCACGGTGCCGTTGAGGTTGACCCACAGCTTGTCGACGGTCATGTCGTAGGCAGCGCCGACGAAGTACCATCCGCCGTCGGTCGGCAGTGTCGACGCCGAAGTCAACACGCGGGTGTTGGTGCCGTCGTAGACGGAGACGTACACCTGCCGGGAGGTGTTGACGCCGAGCTGGACCACCGGGCCGGAGCCGCTGGTGACCTGCAGCTGCAGCCCGGCAAGCCGGGACACCGAGGCGGAGCCGCCAGGAGCGTTGTTGACGTCGGCTGCGTCGCCTTTGATCCACATCTCCAACCGTCCGGCGTTGCCGGTCTGGCTGAACGCGGGCGCCTGCCCGTCGGAGGTGTCCAGCGGCGGGGCCACCTGGTAGGCGCGCCGGGACACGGCCGCGGTCAGCAGAAGGTCCGGGGCGGCCACGTACGGTCCGTCGATCCAATCGAGTCCGTCTTCGATGAACTCGCCAAAGCCGTTGCTCGGGGTGACCTCCAGGGCGAGGGCGCCTTCACCGCCGCCCAGGTTGTTGCCGTACGGAAAGCCGGCGTCGAGCATGCGCCGGAACGCTCCATGCATCGAGTAGTAGAGCGTCGTCGAACCCTCACGAATCTTGGGCCCGGCGTAGATGCCGCACGTGAACAGCACCCACGACACCACCCAGCAGCTGTAGAGCCCGCAGGTGCGGTCCCCGGAGAACGCGGGCGGCAGTACCGGCGCCATGAGCTTGAGCCGGGTCCCGGACAGCGCCTTGAGCTGCACTGCACCACCGCGGACCGGGGTGTTGGTCATCTGCCCGGTGAAGATCCGCACGTACTCCGGGCCGTTGGCCGTGATCAGGCCGACGTCCCGGGTCACCGGCGCGAGGTCGCGGTCGTAGCCGTACAGCGGTGAGTCGGTGCGCAGCGGCGACCAGTACTCGGTGGCGGTCCGTGGCACCCCGCCGACGGTCCGGCCGCTCAGCTCGGTCTCCATCTCCGGCGTGGACGAGCCGGAGATGAAGCTGACCGCGTCCGGGTAGCCGTCGTCGTAGTCGTGGGCAACCGTCCACTTCGAGGCCACCTGCGGGCTCAGGTCGTCGATGGTGTGGTCGCCGTCGTAGCCGTCGTCGGCCCAGTCGGTGCGCACCCGCGGCGGCATCCACAGGCGGCGGGTGGTCACGGCCGCATCGAAGGCGGCGCTTGAATCCTGCATCAGCTCACGTCCTCGACGAAGACGACGGCCGGGCCGGTACGCAGCTCCGGCGACAGGAACGGCCACGCCTCGGTGCCGGAGACCACGGTGACCGGCCAGACGCCGGTACCGACCGCCCAGGTGGCGTCGGGGGTGCCGCCCTCGTTGAACATGAACCGCCGGAAGTAGGCCACCGCCCCGGAGGTGGCCCCGGAGGTGTAGGTGACCTGCACATCGGCGTAGACGGCGGTCGCCGGGGGGGTGCCGGTGGCGTACATCTGCGCGAACGCGCCGGAGCTGGACGTGATCGCGCCGGAACCGGTGGTCGTGGTGCTCACCACGGCGCCGGCAGCATCCCGCCAGACGATCTTCGGCGTCCACGTGGTGATCGCGTCGGTGCCTCCGCCGCGGACCCAGCAGGAGAAACACACCGCACGGTTGGCGACCACGGGCACACCGTAGGCGAATGTGGAGCTGGGCCACCCAACCCCGATGACGGTGCCCCCGGACGGGGCGCCGGTGAAGGTGAGCGCCAACACCCGCGGGCCGGCGTCGGTATAGGCGGTGCTCGACGTCATCGCCGCCCACGCCGGGGTGGCGGTGACGTTGTCCCAGGTGAACGTGACCGGCAGGGTGTTGGTATTGCTGGTCTCCAGCCGGGACAGTAGGGCCATGTTCGTGCCGGTGGTCAGCGTGCCGTCGGTGGCGGCGACCTGCGGTGCGCTGGGCTCGTCGGCGCTGTCCCGCAGCCACGCCGAAGCGGTCAGGGATGTGGTGGTGCCGGTGAAGTGGATGCGCCACACCTCGCCGGACTGGTGGCCGGTGCCGACGGTGACGGAGCCGGTGCCGAGGGCGCTGCTCAGCGTCCCGCCGGAGCGGGAGAAGATGCCGAACAGCACGTTCCCGGCGGTGGTGACGCTCAGCCGCGCGGTGTAGTAGTTGTTGGCGTCGAGGTACCGCCCGCACACCCACGCCGTCACCGATGCGCCGCTGGCGCTGGCGATGTCGATCGACACGTCGACCGTCAGGTTGAAATCCGTGGATCCGATGTCGGCGACGGCTGACCGGAAGGCGTTGACGCTGGTCTGCCGCTGCGTGCCGACGGAGCCGGTGGCGGCGTGTTCGGCCGCGTTGGTAGTCGTCCACACCTGACCCGTGGGGGTGGTGCCCCAGCCGCTGGCCACCGGCGCCCGGTTGTAGTCGTCGAACAGGCCGAGCAGCTCGAAGTCCCCGGCGGGGCCGCCGGTCGGGGAGTTGGTGACGCTGGTCGCCCCGGCGATGTTGCCGGGCAGCATGTTGCGCTGGCCCGGGTCGAGCAGCGCGAACGGCCCGGGACCTTCGAGGCCGTCGAGGTAGGCCTGCAGGGTTGTCCAGTCGTCCCGGGTCAGCTGCTCGTAGTTGATCGTGTAGGTGCGGGCGCCGCCGATCATCTGGTCGACGGAGGCGCCGCCGACGCCCAGTTCGAAGGCGGCCGTGCGACGCTGCCGGGTCGCCTCGAAGGTGCCGCGCGGCGAACGCAGCGCGGCGAGCGCGCCGGGCCGGCCCAGGTAGATGCGGGCGTCAGCGACCATGTCAGCCTCCGGTGCCGGTGATGACGGGGCGGCCGGTGTTGGTCCACGCGGCCCGCTGCCGGTTGCCGACGTTCGCCGCCGAGGCCACGACCTGTGGGTTGCGCATGATCTGTACCGGGACGGCCTGGCGGATGCCGTCGCCGAGGTCGACGAGCAGGGTGGTGCCGCCGACGGAGACGTTCGGTGCGGCGACGTTCACGACCGGCTGGAAGCCGCCGCGGATCCGGTCGGCGGACGCGCCCAGGTAGTCGTCGAAACGCGGCTCTGTGTCTTTGATGCCCTGCATGACGCCGGGCAGGATCCACCGACCGACCTCCATGCGCATCACCTGCGACGGGGAGGCGATGCCCAGCGCGTCGAGGAAGCCGCGCTTAATCCGGCTCGCTGCGTCACGGGCCGCGTTGACCGCCCAGCTGAGGGTGTCGGCGATGCCGTTGACCAGGCCGTGAAGGATGTCCCTGCCGGCGTCGTACAGCCAGTGTCCGGCGCCGGACAGGGCCCGCCCGACGGCGCCGGGGATGGAGTTGATCCACCCCATGACGGCCATCATGCCGTTGAGGGTGGAGTTTTTCGCCTGATCCCAGGTGCGCGAGAACCAGCCGCCGATGGCGTCCATGAGTCGCGAGAAGGCGCTGCTGATCCGGCCGGGCAGCGAGTTCGCCCAGGCGATGACCGCCATCATGCCGGTGATGGTGGCCTCCTGCGCCCAGGCCCAGGCCCGGGAGAACCAGCCGCCGATGGCGTCGCCGAGCTGGCTCAACCCACTGCTGATCTGGCCGGGGAGGGCGTTCAGCCACCCCATGATCGCCATCATGCCGGTGATCGTGAAGTTCTTCGCCGACTCCCAGGCGGAACGGAACCAGCCGGGGAGGTCGACGGTCCAGAATCGGACCATGAGGCCGGCGAGGTAGCCGAGGCCGTACTGAATGGTCGCGGCGACATTGGCCATGGCGCTACCGATCATGCCGGGCAGGGACATGATGAAGCCGCCGACGACGCCCGGCAGGGCGACGAACCAGTCGATCACGGCCTTGCCCGCGCCGACCACGGCGTTGTAGGCGATGGTGAGTGCGTTCCAGATGGCCTGGCCGAAACCCGCCACGGCGTTCCAGGCGGTGGTGATGCCGCCCCAGATGGTGCGACCCAGGTCGGCGAACCAGTGGCCGACGGCCTTGACGCCGCCGACGATGTCATCCCAAAGGCCGGAGAAGAATGGGCCGATGCCGCGCACGAAGGAAAAGACCGCGTTCAATCCCTTCCAGGCGTTGACCAGGGTCCCGAGGAAGAAGACGAACGCATTGCCCGCCCAGTGCACGATGACGCCCAGGTTGTGCAAGGTTTCGGCGCCTTCGGCGGAGTGCAGGTACTCGTTCATCTTGCGCAGCGCGTCGGCCATGCCGGTCAGCGTGTCGGTGCCTTCGTCACCGAACGCGTCGAGCATGGTGAACGCAACCGCACCCAGATTCTTCAGAACCTCCCACAGCTGCTTACCGACGTTCCACGCGCGCTCCATCCAGCTGGTGAACTTGCCGCCCGGCGCGGAGATCTTCTGTAGCCAGTCGGCGGCGGCCTGGAGGCCGTTGGCCAGGACGTGGGTGAACTTCTCCACCCACGGAAGCCCGGCGTTGATCAGGTCGAACAGGCCGCCGAACAGGTTGATCAACGGCTCGGCCATGGTGTCGATGATGCGGGTCGTCGTGGCAAACAGATTGTTGATCATGTTGATGGTGTCGGGCGTGGACATCAGCCCGACGAACAGCTTCAGCAGGTGCCCCAGGGCCCCGGCGACGCTGGACATGCCGACGGTCAGCGCGGGCAGCAGGGTCGTTCCGAGCTTGCTCAGCTGGCCTACCAGCTGGCTGAACAGGCTCTCCTGCACCACCTTGCGCAGCTTGGAGAACGCGGGGCCCAGGGCCACGACGTCTTTCGCCACCGACCGCGCGCTGGGGCTGAGCTTCTTCAGCGCCTCGTTGAACTTCTCGGTGTCGCCGGACAGGCCGGCCGACACCGCCTCGCCGAAGCCTTTGAAGGCCACGATGAGTGGCGCGATCGCGGCCACGGCGACCGCGGCGGCCGCGGGCAGCGCCAGCAGCGCTGCGGACAGGTGCAGCAGCGCCCCGGCAAGACCGAGCACGAGTGGCACAGCGATTCCCATCGCGGCGAACTGGACCACGCTACCGACGCCACTGCCGATCGAGCCGATCTGTTCGAAGGCCTTGGATGCGCTCTTCCATAGCTGCTGCGCCTGGTCGAGGCCGGTGCTGAACGCCTCGGTGATGCCCTTGGTGATGCCCTTGAACAGGCTGGCGCCGCCGGAGAACAGGTCGCCGAGGCCGGACATGAGGGCCCGGCCGCCCGCCTTCAGGCCGGAGAACATGCGCGCGAACACGCTGCGGTTGGGTAGTAGGTCCCGCAGGCGGTGGTCGCGGCCGCCGCCGCCCATGAGCGCGCCGAGCAGACCGCCGCGCCGGCTGCTCTCGCCCTGCGCGGCGTCGAGGGCCCGGCCGGTGAGCCGCCGGAACGTTGTATCGATCTTGGCGGAGCGCTCGATGCTCTCGGCGTAGGTCTTGCCGGACTTCTCGCCGGACTTCTTGAACGCCTGCTCCTCGGCGGAAAGCTCGCCGTCGATCTCCTTGAAGAATCGACGCACATCTTTGAGGGCGTGGTCGACATCGGCCTCGATGTCAAGGTAGCCGTCGGCGATCTTGAAGCCTTCCGCCACGTGCCCTCCCGTCCTAACCGAGCTGGATCAGTCCTTCGGCCGCCGCCCCGGCCAGGCCGGGGATTTTGCTCAGCTCCCCGGCGCCAACAGCCACCGGGGCGGAGCCGCGGGCCGGGAGGCCCGCTTCCTTGCGTCGTTCCTGCTCATGCGCGAGGCGTTCGGCCCTGGCCCGCATCGCCCCCTGGTAGGCGGGGAGCCTGCGCGCGAACCGGTAGAACCTGCCCGCCTCCATCCCCCACATGTCGTCGATGCGGTGGATGGCTGAGAGATCGGATTCGATGTCATCGAGGTGGTCGATGACCCATCCGACCTGCTCAGCGCGCCTTACCCATTTCCCTCCCCGCTCTCCTCGATGGAGCCCATGATCCGGGTGAGGCAGCGGTCCATGAGCACCTGCAGATGCCGGTCGGTGATCAGGTCGGGGCGGGTCTCGGCCAGGTTGATGAGGGCCTGCCAGCCGTAGCCGACGGCGAGCTTGAGGGCCTTGCCGACGGCGATGTCGCGGCCCTGCTCCAGGGCGTCGAGGTAGACGAGGGAGTAGGCGGGCGGAAACTCGATCGGCCAGAAGTAGTCAACGTCGTCGATGGAGAACAGCTTCTCCATGGGGATCGCCGGAGCCTCGGTCTTCGTGTCGAAGTCGAGGCTCAGATCACTGTCGACGCCGGTCGTCCCGGCGCCACGCGGCCGGGACAGCTTCGGCGGGCCGTCGCCGTAGAAGTCGCGCAGCTCCGGCGGCTCCTCGCCGACCGGCACCGGGACCGCGCGCGGGGTGCGTACAGTCCCCGTACCGGCTGGCGGCTTCGCCGCTTTGCGGGCGGTCTTGGCCGGGCTCATTCCTGCCATGGGTGTGCCTCCCTTTGGTGATGCTCGTTGATGGATCTGGTGCTGAGCGGTAGCCCCGGCCGGGCGAGGTCTTACGCCTCGTCGATGATGCGGAACGGGGCGACGGTGTCGCTGATGTAGTGGCTGGTGAACGTGACCGGCACCAGGGTCAGCTCGTCCTTCTTGTAGGCCAGCTCGACGTTCTCGGTGCTGATCGCCTTGCGCAGCAGGATGCGGCGCCGCTTGACCACGCCCGCGCTGTTCGCCGGGGCGTAGCCGTCGAGGATGATCGGGATGTAGACCGGCTGCAGCTCGGTACCGTCGTAGATCGGCTCGTAGTAGCTGTAGCCCGCGGCGGTGGTGATGGTGCCGCCGTTGAACCCGAGGGCCAGGTTCGCGAGGGTCGCCTCGGCGAGATTGGCCTGGATCTGCACCTCACGCTCGGTGGTCTTCGTGCCGATCCGGTCGGCCAGCTGGTCGACGCGCATCTCGGAAAACGACTGGTTGATCGTGACGGTGATGCCGTCGGAGGTGAAACCGGCGTACGTCCACGCCGACGCCTGCGGCGCCGAGTTGACCGCCGACAGGGCGGGCTCATTCGCGGCGGTCAATGAGAAAACGCCGGTGTAGAGCTTGGCGGCACCTTGAATTACTTGAAAAGCCTGACCATTCGCCATTGTCGTTCCCCTATTCCTCGGCCATTCCTGGCAACAGTTTCTCTAGCGTTTTCTGATGCCGCATAATGTACATCGCAGCAGCTAGGAGCCGGTCAGGGTCATCCTTGAACAGCCCAAGTCCGGTGTTGCATTGCGTGCACAGGAACTCTCGGACATCCCCCGAAGAATGGCAGTGGTCAAGAACCCAACCCCGTTTTCCGGGCTCCTCCGTCTCGCAAATTGCACATCGCGTAACTGACGATCTCTTGCTGTCGTACTCCTCGGCACTGATGCCGAAACGTCGTTGAATGTCGTACTTCCGGAACGCATCTCGCGTGTACTCCGGGTTCTTGAGCTTGTACTTGCGGGTGGCCGCGCGCTGAAGCTCTGGACGCTCGGCACGACGTAGGCTCGCCTTCACCCGTGCGCAGGGGTTGCACCATGCGTGCCGTCCGTCGACAGCGCGCCGGTCGTACGAGAACTCCTCGCACGCCTTCTCTTCGCCGCACTTCGAGCAGGTCTTGAGCACGTCGATCACCGGGGCCCGGTCGACCTTGGCCCGCGCAATCGCCTTCTCGGCCTGCTCGCAGGGGCGGCAGGCCCGGCGCTGCCCGCGGAAGTCCCCGGCGGGCTTCTCGGCCTCACATCGGCGGCAGGTCTTCATACCGTCCACGAGGACCCCAGCCCATGCCAGAAAAACTCCGCGTCGAACCCCACGCGGGCGTAGTCGGACGGGTCGGCGGGCCGCCGCGCCGGTTCGGTGAGCGCGCGGAAGCCGGTGACCCGCGCCTGCGGGAACCCGGTCGGCAGCGTCACCACGGCGTGCGTGTCGTGCAGGGTGGTGTCGTAGGTGGCGGCGATGATCAGTTCGGCGAGGGCGAACGCGAGGCCCCACGGCGGGCGTTTGCCCTGCCCGACCGGGGCGGCCCACGCGTCAAGGCTGACCACGCTGCGTCGGATCGGCACGTTCGGGTCAACGGCGCCGGTGATGCCGGTGATCTGGAGGAATCCGGCGGACGACCAGGTGATCCGGCCGGTTTCCCGGTCGGGGCCCTGCAGCACCGCACCGACGGCGGTGTCGTAGGCGGCGACGATGGCGCGCACGTAGGCGGCGGCCACCAGCTCAGGGTTGGCCCGCCGGGGGATGGTCAACGGGGTGGTCATCGCAGGCCCGCCGTGATCGCGCCGACGCGCGCGCGGGACAGCTTCCGCCGCCGGAACAGCGCCGGGCGCATGAACGGCTGGGCCTCGGTGCCGGGGTGCCACACGCGGCGGCCGAAGTAGACACCCTCATCGGAGCGCAGTGACCACCTCCCATGACTGACGATCCAGTGCGGTGCCGAACCGTATTCGACGGCCGCCCAGTAGTCGACGTCGTGCGCGAGCGGCCCGCGGCCGCCCACCTTCACAATGCCGTGCAGCTTGCCCGGGTAGCGGGTGGCGATGGTCGAGACGAGGTCGCCGGAGTCGATCGGGCACCCGGCCCGCGCATCGTCGGCAACCGCCTCGGTGATGGCTTTGACCTGGGCGCCGACATGGGCGAGGAACCACGACTCCCAGTTCCGGTTGACCCGGACGCGTGCCACCTCACCACCCCCTCCGCGGGTTGCGGCGCCTGCGGGCCCGCCGGTCTGCCCGGGGGTGACACATCGCGTGTCAATTTTCGGACGTGTGTTCGAAAATCCTGGTGATCAGGTTACACGCTGGACATCGAAACGCGAACCACTGGGCGCGACGTTGTTGGTCGCCTCGGCCGCCGTGAGCACCGAATACACGGCGCCGGTGCGCTCGTCGCGCACCCGGTCGTCCTGGCGGAGGTCGACCGCCTTCCACACCCGCAGGGCATGGGTGCGTTGCGTGTCGGTGCGCCCGCTGGCCGGGCGGGCGCCGGTGACCGGCCGGGCCAGGATCGAGGCGGGGATCTTCGAGTCGACGACCTCGTCGGAGTCGAGGTCGTCGGCGTACGGGCCGGTCACCGTGCCGCGCATGATGCTGATCGTGGTCGTGGCGTGCATCGCAGCCCCCTCAGTGCCCCGGGTAGCTCTGCGCCTGGCTGGGCGTCGACCCGAACGGCAGGGGACTCCACTCGTACTGATCGTCGCGCACCGCGGAGTCGCGGTTGCCGCGGTCCGACACGTGCCGCCGGGACCAGTTGCCCCGGCCGACGCGGATCTGCGCCTTCCACGACAGCCGGTCGATGCAGCGCTTCGCGAGGGGCGCGAGCAGATGCGCGTTGACATTGGCGTAGGTGGCGTTCAGCCCGTCCTGGGAGATGCCCTCGACGTCCATGGCGTCCAGGGCATCCGGGTGGGTGTCGAGCCACACCGCCTGGAAGGCGGTGGCCTGGGTGAGGCGGCGCAGGTTCCGGCTCGACACCAACCCGTCGTCGGTGGCGATCGAGGTCGTGCCGGCGAAGATCTCCACGATCACGTGGGCGGCGGCCAGGGACTCCGGGGACGCCTCCCGGCCGGTCACGTCGTACACGTCCTCATCGGTGGCCCAGGCCATGGTGGCTCCCTCCCCGTGCTGTGTCGGGCTACTGCTGGCGGCGCAGCGGCACCTGGTAGATGACGGTGCGCCGGCCGTCCCGGTCGGCGTAGCCGATGCGCTGGCCGATGCCGATGCCACCCTTGGTCTGGTAGCCGGCCCGCTGGGCCGCCTGGTGCGTCTCGGCGATGAACCGGAAGTGATCATCGTCGGTGATGTCGCGACCGTCGATGAGGAACTCGTGCCGGAAGCCGCGCACGTCGGCGATGTAGCCTTCACCGACCCGCACGACGCCTTCGCGCGCGCTCAGGTCGGCGCGCCCGCGGTCGTCAGCGGCCCGGGGCAGACCTCCCGGCGGCGGGGCGGAGGCACCCTCCCCGCCGCCGGTCGGAGCCTGCGCCCCCAGGCCGGGGGCCGGGGTGGGTGGTTCGGTCGCCGTCGGTGCAGGGTTCGGGGTGGCAGGGGGCGGGGCGGGTGCGACCGGCGCATGGCCCGGCTCGTCGTCGGCGAGCAGGTCGAACTCGTCGTCGCCTTCGGGCACCGTCAGGTCCGGGGCCTGGTCGTATTCGGCGTCCCACGCCTTGAGCTTGTCGATCAGCTCCGGCTGACGGCCGTCGGCGGGCATGCCGCGCGACTTGACCAGCTTGCGCAGGTCACGGAAGCCGAGCCGCGAGTAGTCGGGCACGATCTCTTCGGTGGTGTCGGCGTCGGCGGGGTCCGCGCCGGACGGGATGGTGTCGGGGTGCATGGGTGCCTCCTTCGCCGATCATCGTAGCGAACATGCGTACGAAACTCACTGGCCGTCCGTGGCCCGCTAGTCGCCCACCGGACCGCCCACCTCGGTCATCCGCTCCGAACATGCACGAGCGGGGTGGTGGCGACGTGCACGAGCGGGGCCGCGGTGACATGGAACAGCTCCGTCGCCGGTGGATTGCCGCCCGCGCTGACCACGGCAACGCCGATGGCGGCCAGGGCCTGCACGGTGGCCGCGAACACGGTCGCCGCACCGGAAGTGCTGACCGTGGCGGTGCCGACGGCCGCCACCGCCTGCACGGTGCCCGCGGCGATCGCCACCGACAGCCGCACGGTGACGGCGCCGACGGTAGCGACGGCGGCCACGGTGGCCGGGCTGGCCACGGCGCCAGCAGCGATCGTGGGCGAGCCCACCGTGGCCGCGACGGCCACGGTGGCCGCTATCACGGTAGTCCCGGCCTGCAGGGTGGGGGCCGGGACGATCGCGACGGCGGCCACGGTCACAGCAGTGACGGTGCTGCCGGTTGCCACCGCGGGCGCGCCGACGGCCGCCACCGCCGCGACTGTGGCGGCGGTGACCCGGCTGCCGGTGTTGACAACGGCCGAGCCGACGGTAGCGACGGCGGCGACGGTGGGGGGCGCGACGTTCGCGGAGCCGCCAGCGGACACCGCCGGGGCCGGGACGGTGGCGGCGGCCGCCACAGTGGCGGCGCCAACCGTGGAGCCGGTGTTGACCGCCGGGGCGCCGACCGTGGCGACAGCGGCCACAGTGGCGGGCGTGGGCGCTGCCCCGGCCTGCACGGTGGGCGCGCCCACCGAAGCGACGGCGGCCACCGTGGCCGGGCTGACGCTGACCCCGGATGCGAAGGTGATGCTGCCGACGGTGGCGACGGCCGCCACCGTCGCGGGCGTGATGACGACCGACAGCCGCACGGTGGGCGCACCGACCGTCGCGACGGCCGCGACCGTGGACGCGGTGACGGTCTGATCGGCTCGCAGCGTCGGCGCCCCCACGGACGCCACGGCGGCGACGGTCGTGGCCGCGACGGTCTCGCCGGTGTTTGGGGTGGCCGTGCCGACGCCGGCAACCGCGGCGACCGTGGCGGGCGCGATGGCCACCGACAGCTGAATCGTGGGCGCGCCCACGGCGGCGACGGCGGCGACCGTGGCTGGGGCGGGCGCAGAGCCCGCCTGGACGGCCGGGGCGGGCACGGTGGCAGTCGCGGTGACGGTGGCAGTCGAGATCGTCTGGTCGATGTTGGTGATGGCGGACGCAGCCCGCCATTTGGCCTCGGTGGCGGCGGCGATCTGCTGCAGCAGCGGCAGCGGCGGGTACCGGGGTGGTGCCGGCGGCGGCGCCGCCCCGGTCAGCGCGTAGTTGAACCCGGGTGGGTCGGCGCCGGTGCTGATGGTGCCGACGACGCTGGATGCGTTGGCGCCGTTGCCGGTGGCGTCGACCACGGAGGCGGCGGCGACGTTCATCGCCCACAGGGCCGCCGGGGCGCCGCCGGTGGTGGCCATCCAGTCGGCGAGGTTGGCTGTGCAGAACGAGTTGAACTCGGCGTCGGTGATTTCGCGCGTCCACACGGCCAAGGCTGCGATGAGGCCGTTGCCGCGGACCTCGGCGTTGCCCAGCTGCACGGAGGTGATCGTGCCGGGCGCCGAGTGGGTGCCGCTGCCGTTGGTGTGGACCTTGGCGCTGTTGGCGGTGTAGTCCCAGAAGTGCCAACGGTAGATGCTGCCGCTGGTCCAGCTGACGCCGATGAGCTGCCAGTTCCCGGCAACGACGGCGCCGGGGGTACCGGTGAAGCCGGAGAAGTCGCCGCCGCCGAACCACTCGCCGGTGTCGGCGACGATCTGCCGGTCGAAGCTGCTCGACGTGACGCCGAGCGACATTACGCCGCCGGTGTTGCTGGCCATGTTGACCAGGCCGACAATGGTCCCGGCGGTCATGGTGCCGAGGGTGCCAACCGAACAGTTGATCACCGTGCCGGTCACGTTCGGCCAGGAGAGCGACACGGGCCGAACCTCCCTCGGCTAGGGCGCGGGCGGGCCGGTCAGTTCTGCAGCAACGCTACGAGGTTGTTGACCTTGACAGTGTTCGACGCGGACGAGGCGGAGTAGGTGGCCGAGACGCCGATGGCCTTGGCCGCGGTGGTGTCCCACGTGAACGTGCGCAGCGCCTGCGTGACCGGAATCGGGGTCGACGTCCACGCGGTCAGCGACGTGCCGAGCTTCAGCTCACCGGAGCCGGTGACGTTGTTCGATCCGAGGTCGCTGGTGAACAGGCCCTGCCATTCCATCTCCCACGGCCAGGCGGCCGCGCCGGAGCCGGTGGTGATCACCGACGACAGCGCGATATCGGTCGTGATCACCGACGGGTTGGCGAGGCTGCCGATGAACAGGCCGAGGGTGATATTGGGCGTGCCGGTCGTCGAAAATTCGCCGTTGGCCTTGATCCACAGCTTGGAACCCGCACGCGCGAGGGTGGCGGGCATGACCGGCATGGGCTGCGGGCTGACGTCCTGCTTCGTGGTGAACGATGCGAACGTGGCACCGACGGCCGTGTGAAACCGGCTGAGCGGGGTGGTGAGGTAGTAGTCCATGGCTACGGCGTCCAGTCCACCGCAAAGACACCAGTCGATGCCCAAACGATACCAAACGTGCCGTTGACGGTGCTGTAGTCGGCCGCGAAGTTGACCAGCACGATGAGGTTGTCGCCCGCGAGGGCGTCGGCGTAGATGCGGGCCGCGCGCGCGTTGGTGAGGGTGGTCGAGGCGACGGAAATGTCGCCCATGTCGTACATCTGGCTACCGGTCGGCGACTCGGTGTTGGTCGGCGCCGTGGAGGTGGCGCCCGCGGCCGCCGCGGACAGCGCCACGCCGCCCGTGGCCCAGCCGGTGCCGGATACCTCGTTGGTGCTGTTCCAGGTGACATCGGAGGAGAAGTTCGGTGTCGCCGCGTTGCTCAGCAGCGCGATCTTGTGCGAGGTCAGCGACAGGTCGATGGCCAGCTGCGTAGCATCGAACACATCGATCATGTTCGCTACGTACAGGCCCGAGACGGTGACAGCCATCTATCAGCCCTCCGTGTTCTCGTCGTCGGGCTCGGCCTGCGGCTCGCGCGCCTGGCGCCGCTCCCGGCGGACGTCCTGCAGGGCCTGCGCCGCCTCGCGCTCGGCCGCGCGGGTCTCCTCGGACGGATCGCGCAGGTAGGCCTCCTGGGCGGCCACGTACGCCGCGGTGGCGTCGACCTCGGCCACGGCGGCCGGGTCACTGCCGGCGGCCGCGAGGGCCTCGTCGTGCTTGTATGGGAAGTGCGAGAGCGGGTCTTCCAGCCGCTCCGCGAAGGTGGGGCGCGCCCCTGGCTCGCTCACTGCTGAACCCCGATCTTGAGCTTGACGGTGTCCGGCCGGATCAGCACGTCGACCCGGTCGCCTTTCACGTTGTGCTCGGTGGTGGTGTTGCCCAGCTCGTCCGTGGTGGCCTTGACGCGCACGCCGTCGGCGCGGCGGCCCTCTTTGACGACCGCGCGGGTGCGCTGACCGATGACGCCCACGGAACGCATCCGGGCCAGAAACTGCGCGGGGGTCTCCTGCTCAGGCACCGCCGCCTCCCTCCAGCCACGCGCGGTAGGCGCCGACACGCTGCCGGTGCGCGGGCGCCTCTTCGGGCCGGTTCGGGCACGGCACGGTCACGGCGACCAGGCAGCTCGGCAGTGGGCAGGAGACGTGCTCGATGGCGAGCAGCATCTCCGCATACAGGTCTGGGTTTTCCTCGGTGCTCATCGCCGCTCCTACCTTGTGACGCCGCGCCGGAGCCGGGCGGCCCCCTCGACGAGTGGGGGATCGACGTCGATCCCGTTCGTGATGATCAGGTCGTAGACGCCGGACCGCCACGTCATCGTCGCGGTGTCCTCGTCGGGGATGGTCGCGGTCACCGTGGCCGTGGCGACGTCGATCGTCACATCGGCCTCGGCGAGCACGACCTCCGCTTCGGCGGAGGCCCGGATCTGCATCGCGCCGGTCCAGCCGGTCAGATCCCGCAGCTCCACCTCATGGGTGTCCGGGTCTTCGGCGGCGCAGACCACGGAGAGGGTGAACGTCCGACCGATACTCAACGTAATGTCCTGTTGAATAGTGGCCACCGTCACACCTCCTCCTGGATGCGCCGGACCGGCGGCGGCCCCTGTCCGCCGCCGGTCCATTTCCCCGCGTCGCCCCTGGTCATGCCCGATGTGGGCAGCCCTTCGGGCGCGTTTAGTCGGTGATCCGCTCCAGGACCGCAGCCGCCTTCTCGTGCGTCAACTTGAACGCACGGCGAGTACGGAACTTCATAGCGTAGTCGTCCGTGTCGTCCTGCGCGCGCGCGTCGTCGGTCAGCGTCTCCGGGCCGGAGCGGTCGCCCCGGGCCAGGTGCCGCCGGTTGACGAAGTACAGCAGGTCGTTGCCCGCCGGGGAGCCGGAGTTGGTGGCCGAGGTCTTGCAGCCACGCGACCAGTACACCGGGGTCTGGAACAGCACGTCGGGGGTACCGTTGCCCGGCAGGAGCGCGCCCTGACCGGAACCCGGCTGGAAGATCGGGCGGCCCTGGGCGTCGACACAGAGCCGCAGCGCGTCGCGCCAGCCCGGCGCCGCCACGACGATCATGTCCGCCTGGTTCCAGTACTTGCCGGTCTCGACGAGCTTGAACAGGGCCGACAGCTTCTCGTACAGCGACGTACCGGCCGGGGAGGTCGGGACGCTGATCAGGTCGTCGTCCCAGGTCAGGTAGTTCGCGTCGGCGGTGTACGAGGTGCCGGAGTTGGTGGTGCGCAGCGCCTTGTACGCCGAGGTGAACGGGACCGTCGTACCGTTCTCGGTGCCGGTCACGCCCAGGCACGCGTTGTCGAACACGTCGGCGTAGGAGATCGCCCAGTCGAGGGCCTTCGCGCCGAGCATGTCGAGGCGGGTGGAGACGTCGGCCAGGTCGTCCTCGTCGACCGTCACGCGGGCGATGAACCGCCGCGCGGTGAGGGTGACGTCGTCGTTGGTGCTGGTGTCCGAGACGTACGTGGTTCCGGCGGTGACCGTGATGCCGGCCGACCGCGGGATCGACTTGGTCTTCGAGGACATCGGCACGCGCCGCGCCTGCGACTCCATGACCGACTCCATCAGCACCCGCTGGATGATGTTGGAGTCGTACTCGATCGGGATCCAGACGCTGACGTCCTGGTTGACACCACCGGCCGCCGCATAGACCGGCTCACCGCCGCGGGTGAAGCCGATGATCCCGGACTTGAGCGCGTCCCGGTCGGCGGTGATCTCCCACTGCACGCGGGCATTGGTGCGCTGCATGTTGATTCCCTTCGCTCGCGCACATCGGATGATTTCGATGCTCATCGCGAGCGAGGGACGGGGCGGTCCACGCTGGCCCGTCACGGGCGGAAGCTGGCGCCTTACCTGATCGAGAACGTTAGCACAAGCGTTTCATCGGGCCAATGGCCCGCTTCGCCGATCCGGTTGGTGGGCACGGAAAAGCCCCCGGCGGGGAACCGGGGGCTTCTCTTCCCAGGCCTGGCCGGAGCAGGTCCGGCCTACCGTCTTCGGGCGGCTGTCAGACCGGCTCGGCCGGCGTGTCGGAGCCGTCGGCGTCACCGACGGCGTCGTCGAGCTGCTGCACGCCCGCCTTGATGTCGTCGAGGGTGGCCTGCGCGTCCGGCGGCAGCTGGCCGAGCTGGTCGGTGAGCTGCTGGATCTTCGCGAGCACGTCGGCGGTCGTGTCGGCGAGCTGGGTCTTCAGGTCGGTGAGCTGCTGTGCGGCGGATGCCATGGAGTCTCCCAGGGTGTCGATCTTGGATTCGATGCGGGCGATGGCCGCAAGGGCAGCCAAGAGCCGCTCAGCATCGCTGAGGCTCAGGTCCACGGCGCACCCCCAGGGTTGATCAGTCGGTGTGCACGATACCGCAGCCGGCCGACGGCGGCGAGCTATCGGCCGCGCCGCTCCATCTGCGCCACCATCTGCTCGGCCCAGCCCAGAGCCTTGCGGGGCTGGCGCCCGCGGTCGCCGCCGTCGACTTCCCGGGCGCCGCGGGTGGCCCGGCCGTTGGCGGTGGTACGCCGCGCCGCCCGGCCGTTGGTGCGGGCCTCGAACCGCTCAGGGAAGTCGGTACGCAACTCCTCGATGGCCTCTTCGATGCCGACCAGCTCGAACGAGCCGCCGTCAAAATCGAACTCGATCGTGTCGGGGTCGATGGTGCGCAGCATCTTCTCCAGCTGCTGGGGGGTGCCGGTGAACCCGGCGTCGCGCATCGCGGTCCGCGCGGCCAGTTCGGCCATGGCGGGCATCAGCTCGTCGCGGGCGGCGGCCCGGCCGCGCTGCTCGGCGGTGAGGATCTGCCGGGCGGTCTGCCGGTCGCGCTGGCGGGCGGTGCGTTCGTCGTCGTCGCGGCGGGGCCGCACGTCCTCTTCGCGCTCGTAGTCGTCGGCACGGCGCCCGGCCGGCTCGTCGTCGGCGTCGCCGGGGTCGACGACGTCACTGCCGTAGGGCTGGCCGGTGGTGGGGTCGATGCCGCGTTCAGTGAGCCACGTGTCGAGGTCGCTGATGCCGAGGCGATCCATGACCTTGCCGACCCGGCGGCGCTTCCCGGCCTCGGAGTTGGCCCGCTTCAGCGCGGAGGTGAGCCGCTCGTAGGAGTTGCGGTCGGGCGGGGTCCAGTCCTCGTCGCCGTCGTCGCCGTCGCCCTGGGTGGTGCGGCGCTGCCTGCCGCGGGCGGCCGGCTCGTCTTCGTCGTCGTCTTCGGCGTCGTCGTGCTCGTCGTCGAATTCGGGGTCGGCGCCGTCGTCGTCGCCGACGGCGAACTGGATGCCGCCGCCACCTCGGCCACCCTGGGCGGCGTAGACGGGGGTGCCGCCGCTGGTCCAGCCAACGGGGGTGAAGGGGGAAAGGGCCGCGAGCAGCCCGGGGCGTACTGCAGTGGTCGTCACGACCGGCCTCCTGTTCGTGCCCATCACGGGCTGACGTCACGTCGTGATCAGGGTAGCCGAACAGGCGTACGAACAGGAAGAACCCCCGGCCGCCGGCCGGGGGTTCCTGGGTTGCGCCTCGCTGGTCAGCTCCAGCGGTTGTGGCCGGTGTCCATGTTGTGCTGGGTGATTTCCGGGTCGCCGTCCTCGTACTCGTTGCCGCACTCGTCGCAGACGGTCCACTCCGGATTGCCGTCCTCGTCGAAGTCGTCGGGCTGGTCGAAGTCGTCAGGGTCGGGGCCCTCGTCGTAGCCGGGGTAGTCCCAGCTGACCGGCTCGCCTGCACCGGGAAACATGGTGATCTCCTTCGTGGTGGGTGGGTCAGTAGCCGAGCCGGGTTGCGTAGTGCTGAGCGACGGCGGTCACGGCGGCATCACGAGTGGGCAGGAGGACGGGGGAGTACCCGGCAGAGATGCCACCGAGATCACCAAGGTAGGCGTCCCAGTGCCAGCCCCGGCCGTTGATGCGGCTTACGTAGTAGCGGACCGCGGTGCGGCCGCCGTCGCCAACGCGGATCTCCAGGCCATTGGTGGAGTAGCTACGCATGTGGGGCCTCCTTGTTGGTGGAGACCCCAGCATAGCACACCTGTCACGCGACGTGTCAACTACCGCGGGTCGAAAGCCCGGGAGTCGCGCCACCGCCGTCGGAGCGCGTCCAGGAGCGCCTCGACCAACTGCGGCTTGGTGGCGCCGGAGCGGACCGTGACGTTGTTGTCACGGGCGATGGCGCGCAGGCCCCCGGCGCTGTAGCCGTCGAGGACGCGCCGGGCGGTGTCTTCGGCGGTGACGGTGCGCACCTGGTAGGCCAGGTCGCTCTCGCCGTCGAGGCGGGGCATGGCCTTGGCCGCCTGGGCGTCGGTGGTGCCCACGGGCAGGTCCCGCAGGCGGGCCGGCCCGGCGGTCGGGGCGGTCGCCGCCGTCCGGCCCTCCCGGGGGCGTTTCGCCGGGTCGACCAGCTGCCACACCTCGGCGTGCGGAACGGTGGTCTCCTGGGCGTGCCCGCCGGACGGGGTTGCGTAGGCGATGCGGGCGTTGCCCTTGCCGTCGCGGGTGACGCCGGTAACGATGCCACGCCGGAACCGGTTGAAGGTGTGCGTGACGACCTCGTCACCGACCTGGAGGGGACGGTCCGAGTCGCCGAAGCCCCACGCCTTGACCTGGTCGCTGGTCTCGGCCACGAGGGTGAGCATCTTGACGTGGTCGGTGAACGCCTTGTCGCTCAACCGCTCCTTGCGGTCGGCCTTGATCTCGCCGGCCCAGGTGCCGGTGCGGGGCCGGCTGCCGACGCTGGCAACGGTGCCCGTGAGTTGGACCTTCTTCTCCACGTGCGGCCCGGCCGGGCTGGTGTCGGCAACGTGCTGACGGCCGGCCGCGGTGGGGACGTACCGCGGGAAGCGCTCTCCGGCCGGGGTGGCGAACTCGACGAGGCCCTTGGCTTCGAGCTTGCTCATGGTGTCCCCGGAGGTGTGTACCGGCGCCCCGTACTTCTCGGATGATGCACGCTGGGCCGCGTAGTCTTCGCTCCCGTTCCCCTTCCAGCCCTGCTCAATCAGGTGACGCAAGGAGGCGTCCTGGATGGGGGTCAGCTTCGACTTCGGCTTGCCGCCGGTGGGGCGGGCGACGGGGGTAGCGGGCCGGTCTACATGCCCGGCGGTCTGCTGGTCGGCCAGCCGGGAGCCAGCCCGCTCGACCGTCAGTTCCTTGTCGGCGTCGACCGTGATGGAGCCTTCCCGGCCGTCGGAGCGCCGCACGCGCACCGAGTAGGCGGCGGTGCCGTCGGACTTCGTCACCGACACAGGCTTGCTCAACACGGTGCCGTGCGAGTTGCCGATGATGATCCGGTCGCTGACTTTCAAGGTGCCGGGGGTGTTCGACATGGTCGCCTCCGTGGTGGGTGCGTTGCTCACACCCCCAGTCTGAGGCTTGTCACGCGGCGTGTCAACCTTTGCGGCCTGGCGTTCGGCAGGGGTCAGCGCGAGCCCGAATGCGCCGAGGAGTAGCGACGCTCCACCGTCCCGGCCGTCGGTGCGCCGGGCTTCCGCCTGGGCGTGATGCAGTTCGGCGGCGATCTCCCGCTGCCGGGCGGGCGGCAACGCAGCGAAGTCGGCCCGGGTCAGGCTGCCGTACTTGCCGTAAGGGGTCGTATCGGCCGAACGTGCCGGGGTATTGCGGATGCGCTCGCGGGACTTCTGAGCGTTGACGATCCAGTCGAGGGCCTCCCGCTTCGTGCCGAAGTCTTGCAGGTAGTAGGGCTGGCCCTGGCCGACGTGCCAGGTGCCCCTACTCTCCGTGACGTACATCTGCCGGGTCTGGTCGTCCGGCTCGAAGCCTACCGGGAGAGCCGCCAGGGTTGCCTTGATGGCGACCGCCCGCGATGACGTCGCGTCCGGCACGCGCCCCGTGCGGGCCTTGTCGAGGCTGGCGGCCCGCACGGTGTTCACGTCGGCCGCCGCCACCTGGGCGGCGTCAGCTTTTGGGCGAGCACCCCCCGGGCGACGCACCTTCACCCGGCCGACGAACGTCTCATAGTCGGCCGTCGAACCGAACCCGGACACCCGGCGGGCGTCGCCGGTGCCGGTGATCGTCGCCACCTGCATGCCGAACCCGCGCACCGAGACGATGTCACCAAAGCGGATCTCCGAGGCGTCGACCTCCATGACCTGGTCGGTGTCGCGGTCCGGCGTTGGCAGGCCCAGCAGGCGCCGGTACTGCGCCATCGCCGCGCTGTCGCGGTCGATGTCGCCCGCCACCTTCTGGGCGGCTCGGACCACGCCCTCCGGCACGCTGCCGTTGGCCACGGCCTCGGCGGCATCCCTGTCAAGCCGGTCCGCCCGCTCCGGGTTGGCCAAGTTGTCCTTGACCAGCTGCGCGCGCACCTCGGGGCTGATGGTCACACCGCCCAGCCCGCGCGGGTTGGCCTCTTCGGCTGCCTGGCGCTCCTCGCGGCGGGACCGGGCCAGCTGGGGCGCCAGGTTCTGGAGCCGCTCGATCACCTGCTCCTCGGCGAAGGTGGCCCGCTTGCGCGTGTTCCCGGCCCGCTTCGCCCGGTAGGCGTCAAGGCGGGCGCGCAACTTCGCCTCCTCCTTCTCCAGCTTCGCCGAGGGAATCATCGGCCCTAGCTCAGCTTCCAGCGCGCGGCGACGCTTGATCAGGTCGCCCTCCTTCTCGCTGGACCCGAGGTGGGTTTCGGTACCGTCCGGGTCGATGCGGACCAGCTCGTGCCGAATCAGGCCGCCCCCACCGGCGTACGGCGAACGCCGGACGCGGTAAGTCGGCTGCGGCTCTGCGGGCTCGGCCTTCGCCGGGACAGCCTTCGCAGCTCCGCCACCCTTCCACGCGCCCGTGATCTCGGTCCGCTCGCCGCTGCCGAGGCCCGTCACCGAAGACGTGGTGATGGTCCCGCCGGACGACAGCACGCTGTTGTAGACGGCGTTGCGGCCTTCGATGCGCCGGTCCTCCTCGATGCGCTTCGCGGCGAGAGCCCGGATGAGCGCGTCGCGATCCTTGCCGACCGCGGAGACGCCCTCGATCTCGGCGGAACGCTGCAGCTCCCCGTCGCTGCGCGCGCTGTAGTGCGCCACGTAGCGGTCGTGCAGGTCGCTGCCCGGAAGCATGGTGTGCTGCTCGTGCTGGCTCGACGGGGTGCCGATGCCGGACGGGTTGAGTTCGGCCGCCTTCGCAGCCTTGAGCTGTTCGTCCTTGGCGCGCAGGGCGGCGGCGATCTGGTCGTTGGACTTGCCCCGCACCGGCACCTTGGCCTGCCGGGCCAGGGCGAGCAGGGTGCCGCGGTCCATGTTGTCGTAGGCGGTGGCCCCGGTGGTGCCTTCGGCCTTCGCCACCTTGACCTTGGCGGCTACATCGCGGATGACGTCGATCTGCTTGGGCTCGTCGGCGAGGCCGAGGTTGTCGGCGCTCCGCCGCTCGGCGGCCATCCGGTCGGCCTTGGCCAGCATCCGCGACGACAGACCGGTGCGGGTGGCCCGGTCCAGCGGTGCGGCGACGGTGCCGGCGCCGAGGCCGGGCAGCGCCTGGCCGCCTTCCGGGGCGGTGGGGACCTTCCTCGGCGTCACCGTGCCGCCCTTGGCGTTCAGCCGCTCGCGGGTCCTGCCGGTCAGCAGGTCGGCGGCCAACTGCTGGTGCGGGTGGTACTGCATGCCGCGCGTCAGCCTGGCGTGCTCGCCGATGAGGTTGCCCGCCCGCTCCGGCGTCATCTGGCCGGAGTCGAGGCCCGCCTGAGCGTTCTCAAAGATCCATGCCTCACGCTCGCGGCCGCTGCCCTTGCCGAAGTTCTTGGCGACGTAGGCGCGCAGCGCCTTCGCCGGGTTGCGTTCGAACGCCTCGACGATCTGCTCGGAGGTCAGCTCCTTGAACGCGGCGGCGCGTTCCTTGTCGCTGCGGGCGCGCATGACGCGATCGATGCCAGTGGCCGGGGTTGTGGTGGACATCCCCCCAGCCTGCCCGCTGTCACGCGGCGCGTCAACCTTGGGCTGCTTCCGGCCGAACATGCGCGGCGGGGTCAGTGACACGCCGTTGTCGGCGGCGATCCGCTCCAGCTCCCCCGCCCGATCGCGCAGCTTCGACGACATGCCGCCGACGCCTTCCTGCTGGCCGATGCGGTCCTTCAGGTCCATGTACTCCTCGCGCAGGTCGGACACCTGCGACGGGGTCAGCGTGCGCAGTGGCGTCGGCACAGCACGCTGCGCGCGCACGTCGTCGAGGGTCTCCGCGCGGGCCTTGCGCACCGCGCCCGCCGGGAAGAACGTCGTGTCGCTGCTCGTGGCGCCAGTCTGCAGGTCGAACCCGGGGCCGAAGTTCGGGTGCTCGCGGGCGCGGACCACCCGCAGCTCCTGGCCGGAGCCCTGCACCTTGACGATGTCGCCGCCGGTGATGCGCTCCGCGACCGTCGCCTGACGATTTTTCGCCGGGCCGGAACCGGGCGCGCCCAGTTTACGCAGCGGCGCCGCCTCCGGCCCGCTTGCCGACTTCGAGCGCGAGCCCAGCTCGAACGTGGACGGCCGTCGCTTCGGCGCCTCTGGCGGCCGGGCCGGGCCGTGCTGCACCGGCGACAGCCGGGTGTCCCGGCTCGCATCGTGCGCGGCGAACAGTGCGCCCGCCTTCGCCCCCCGGCCGATCTGGGCGCGGCCGCCCGGCGCCCGGTTCGGCA